AGACAGTTTTGTTGCAAATCAATTTTGGAAAATAGAACCTGGAACAAACACATTAAATATAAAAGATTATGACGGAACATCATTAGTTAGTTTTAATGGGGCTAGTAATTATGCTTTATTTAATGGAGGCAACGTCGGGATCGGGACGACTAGTCCTGGTGAAAAGCTAGAGGTTGATGGTATTATAAAAGTAGTACATACAGATGATTCTTACGCAAACTACAGAGGACATGGGGTGTTTTTTAATAGAACTGAAAACTACTTAGCTCCCTTAGCTAATAACACTTCTACTCTTAATATAGGCTATAATGGTGCTAAATGGGGAAATATAGAAATTAATGGTGCTTTTATTAAGTTTGAGAATGGGCCTAATGAATTTATGCGTATTGATTCAAGCGGTAGACTTTTAATAAACGCAACATCTACTGCTTTTAGTGATAAGTTTTATGTAAATTCTGATGCATATGCAACAGGAGGCTGGAGAGTAGGTACTGCAGCAACGTACGTGGGTAAATTAATAAACGACGGTGGTAAACTTACATTGATGAGCGATGGAAGTAGAGATGTACAGATTGGGAACAATAACAACCCCGCGATGTTATATGTAGATACCTCCTCAGCAAACGTCGGGATCGGGGTTACTAGTCCTCAATCAAAACTACAAGTTGCTGGTGGTATACAAATGGCTAATGATACAGCTACAGCTTCAGCTGCTAAAGTAGGTACAATGCGTTACAGAACTGGTACAGAGTATGTAGAGGTTACGGGTACGGAAATATTACCAAATCCCGGTTTTGATACTGATACTAATTGGGTAAAAGGAACTGGTTGGACTATAGCTAATGGGAAAGCATCTGTAGATAACGCCTCAAGTACAGCGCTATCTCAACCTTCATTTGGCGTAACAACTGGAAAAATATATAATGTGCGTATTGATGTTAGTAATTATACTTCTGGATCTTTGCAAGTTCAATTTGGAGCGTCTCAAGTTATTGCTTCAATCAGCGCAAGTGGCGAGTATAATTATACGGTAACATCTACTATAACAGGCGGTACCTTTTATTTATATGGAGTAAGTGATTGTGAGTTTTCAGTAGATAATGCGTCAGTAATAGAAGTAGAAGCAGAAAATGCGAGCTACGCAGACATGTGTATGCAAACAGGTAGTTCAACGTATGAATGGGTTAACATAGTAAGAAATACATATTAAATGGGATTAGGAAAAACATATTCAACAAAATATTTACTAGATAGTAATAATAGCTCTGGCGTTGCAGGCCAAGTTCTTTCAACAACCTCAACAGGTATAGACTGGGTTGATGCTAACACAGTACCAGGAACAGGTCTTTGGATTCAGAGTGGTAACAATATATATAATAGTAATTCAGGCAACGTCGGGATAGGGACAACTAATCCTATTCACAAATTAACTGTAAACGCACCTAATGATACCACGGCGGTAGGTATAGACTTCCCCTCTGCTCATTTTGATTTTTCTGCTAATAGTACAAGCGGTTACACTACATCTTTCCACATGGACGACACTGCTACTACAATAGGTAGTAATAGTGCAGGTAGAGCTTTAATATTCCAAACAAACAACGCGGATAGATTATATATAAACGGAAACACTGGTAACGTAGGAATAGGAACTACTAGTCCTGGAGCTACTTTACCTGATTCATTTAGTTCAACTACACCAAAAGTATTACAAATGTCATCAACAGGCACATCTACTGATTCAGGTGTTTTGATCAGAAGAAGTGATAACGCTACGGGAATAGATATTTGGAATGATGGTAGTAATGGGTTGTCTTATATAGACAATAGGTATGGCTCAAGCACAGGTGATCTTAATTTTAGAGTTCAAACTAATGGAACTCCAAAAACCGTAATGACAATTACAGGTGATGAAAAAATAGGTATAGGAACGACTAGTCCTACTGCAAATTTACATATTTCAGATACAGCAGATGCTGTATTAAAAATCGAAGGTGACACCATAAATAGCGATGAAACTAAAGGCCCAAAAATACTCTTAATAACAGACAATGGGTATAGAACAGCTGCTATCACTGGTGGTAATGCCACTTATGAAACATCAAGTGGAAATTTTAACGCTCTTAATCTTCAAAGTAAAGATATTCGTTTTCACACAGGCACTGCTCAAGATTATGATTTAGCAGTTGAAAGAATGCGTATTACGGGCACAGGAGCATTATCATTTGGATCTACAGGTACTGCTTACGGAACTTCGGGGCAAATACTAAAATCAAACGGAAACGCGTCACCAACTTGGGTAGCCGCTTCAACTGTGATTGGCGGCCCTTACTTACCGCTTTCAGCAGGGTCAAGTTATCCTTTGACGGGTGATTTATATATTGATGAAGATTCTTTATATCTGTTAAACGCAAGTAATAACTATTGGAGAGTTCAAAATAATTCTTCTGGGAAACTTGTTTTTAAACAAGGAACTACTCAAAGAGGTATATGGTCAAGCGGGGAGTTGCAGTTAGCAAATAATTTAATTGTAGACAGCAACGTCGGGATCGGGACGACTAGTCCTGGCACAGCCTTGCAAGTTGGTGGATTAGATGATGGTAGTAATTATGATATAACGATAGGTTGGAACGCTGTTAGTTCTCAAGCCGTAGGTACTAAAAGATCTGCTTTAACTTTCAAGACTAGTCAAACAGCAGTTAACAACGAAGACATATACAAGTGGGATATAGCTATGGTTACGGCACCTGCTACTGCCTCAAACGAGCCTTTTGGTTCTAATTTAGCTTTCTTAAGAAGCACAAGAAGTTCAACATCTGTTGATGAAACAACCATGATACTTACGCAGTCGGGCAACGTTGGTATTGGAACTGATAATCCTGCTAACAGATTAGTTGTAGAAACAAGTACAGCTGGAGATTATGCTGCTTTAATTAATAATACTCACAGTACAACTGGATATGGATTACTAGCGAGAACAGCTAGCACCGGTACTTCTGCTTATGCGCTTGCAGCAAGAGCTGCTTCTAGTGATATTTTTGTAGTTAGAGCGGACGGCAACGTCGGAATCGGTACGACTAGCCCTGGGGCTAAACTAGAGATATCTCATGGTGGCATAAATAATGGTTTGTTATTAGAAAACACTCTTAATTCTAGTAATTATCAAATAGCTTTAAATATAAGAGAAAATGAAGGTTTAATATTTCAAAGATGGATTGCAGGTGCATTTAATGGTAACTTAATGCGAATAGGTTATACTGGCGCAATAACATTTGATGCTTACAATTCCACAAACAATACAGGTACTCCAACTTATTTACTAGGTACAGACGGCTCCGGAAACGTAGTTAAAACTTTATCTACACCAGGTGGAGATCCTGGCCCTTACTTACCACTAGCTGGTGGGACGATGAATTCTGGAGCGGCAATTACTTTTGTTGTTCCATCTACTGGCGGTAACTTTATAAATATTGATCATACAGGAAATGAAAATTGGAGTTTTGGAGCTCAATCCGGAACAGGAGTGGATGATTATATAGATATAGGTATCAACGGAGGAACTAGAACTATGTCTTGGCATGAGGATGGTAAAGTAGGAATCAATACAACATCGCCTGAAGAAAAACTACACGTCATTGGTAGTACTCTTATTAGTAATAATGAATTTTATAAAGTCGAAGGTACAACTGGTACAAATTATAAAATAGCTGGTTTAACAAATGGTAATGTTATTCAAATTGGCGCTATAGATTATACTTCGGCAGGTACTATATTTGCTGGGGGTGATAATATTAGCATAACAACAGGAGGTGCATCTGGTTCAACTAGAATGAAAATAGATAGTTCAGGCAACGTCGGGATTGGGACGACTAGTCCTGGAACTTTACATAGTGCATCTTATGGTTTTACAAGGCTACACATAGACGGTGGCACTGATAGAGGACAAATGATAATTGAAGGAGATTCTTTTGCAGGAATTGTATTATCTGACAATGGAGCAACTGCTAATCAAAGGGTTTTTGTTACAAGTGTAGACGAGACCAAATATACAATAAAACCTCTTAATGATAACGGAACAAGTACAGTGGGAGGAGTAGCTTTTACTGTTTTACACAGCGGCAACGTCGGGATTGGGACGACTAATCCTACAAATAAGTTACATATTCAAGGAAGTCAAACTACGGTTTACAGTCCAAGTGATTCAGGTGGTCAAGCCTCTGCGGGTACTACAATAAATAATACAAACACGGCTGGTAATACTAATAATTTCTCTCAACTACTTTTTACTGTAGGTACTAATAATAATTCTGTAAGTAGAATAGTAGCTATAAGATCAGGTAGTGATGCTAGTGATTTGGCTTTTGTTGGAAAAAGCACCGCTGGTGTTGCAGAATACATGCGCATAAAATCTGGTGGTAATGTAGGAATTGGGGTTGATAACCCTTCCGCTTTACTCGAAGTTAGAAAAGGAACTATTAGTGGTCAAATTGCTAAATTTAGTGCCGTTAACGCTCATGTTGTAATTGAATCAAGCACAGCTGGTAACGCGGTACTACATTTGAAACCAAATCAAACAGGTAGTAAATCTGGTCAATTTAAAGTAACGGCTGGAAACGGTTATAATTTTAGATGGAGTAACGATGCGTCTGGTACTGGAGAGATTGCTTATATGGATTTAGACACGAGTACTACAGGTGGTGGAGATTTGACAGTTAAAGGAGATGTAATAGCTTATGGATCTCCTTCTGATAAAAAATACAAAGAAAATATTAAACCAATTGAAAGTGCTTTAGATAAAGCAATGCAACTTCAAGGGGTTACTTTTGATTGGAAAGACAGCGAGAGTATATTAGAAATAAAAGAAGATATAGGTTTTATAGCTCAAGATGTTCAAGAAGTGTTACCAGAACTCGTTAGAGATAATGGTAAGGGTAATTTATCTTTAAGATACCAAGGTATAACACCTATATTATTAGAAGCTATAAAAGAATTAAAAGCTGAAATAGAGGAATTAAAGTTAAATAACTGTAATTGTAATAAGTAATGGCTATACCAACTTCAGGAGCACTATCTATGGAATCCATAGCACAAGAGGCGTTATACGGCACATGGGGATCAGGAACAATAACTGGGCCAATATCTATGTACGATATGATTAATGGTGGGGATAGTCATGGTTCTGGTGATTCATATCCAACTGTAAATACTGCGTGCACACCAAACCCTGCTGATAGAGGTACATACAATTCTTTTACTATTTATAGTGGCGGAGGTAATATAACAACACTATACACGACAGTGGCTTTAACAGCGGTAACAGTAGGGACTATTATATATAGTAATGTAAGTGGAGCAGTATACACTGGTGGTGGTGCTTTTATTCAAGGTCCATCAGGTACAGTTTGGTTTGGTGGTAGTTGTGCCTGCCCAGCGATCTCAACGAACACAACAACAGGTGCGGTAACAGCAACTAGCTGTAGTTGCCCATAAAATATAAATTATGCCTATAGCTTATCCATATAAATTTTCAGACTGGTACGGTTACGATAAAGACTGTACAACGCTAACATCATTCAGCTCTGGCTCAGGACAGGCAGATACAAAGTTTATATGCTCACAAACTGTTAACACAACTAAATATCACGACGGTAGTGGTAACAATCCAACTACAGGTGACACTGTTTATGACAATTTATCTGGAACAACAGCAACTGGAAACGGTTTTTACACAGTTCAAAATGGAGCAGGAACAACAATCGGTTATTATAGAATAACAGGAGGAAGCGGAGTTGTTGCTTCAATTGGATTATGTTAATTATAAAATAAATAAATAAATAAATAAATCTTTAAAATTAAAAAATGGCAATTACTTACAAATGGGATATCCCACAAATGAACGCTCATATTCAAGCAGAAGGTGAAGACAATGTAATATATACAGTACATTACAGATACACTGGTTCTGAAGAATCTGGAGGAAAAACTTACTCATCAACTAACATCGGAACACAAAGCTATACATATGCAGCAGGAGATCCTTTTGTGCCTTATGAAGATACAGAGGCTTTTGAGAACGTAGTTATTGGATGGCTAGAAGGATCACTAGATGTACCTGCAATACAAGCTAGCATAGCTGCAACTATTCAATCTGAGATCACACCAGTAAACGAAGACTTATACTTTACATGGCAAAATCCAACTCCACCACCACCAGTAGAGGAAGAGGAAGGAGAAGAATAGGTAAATATTACTAAAAACAAGTGATAATACAAATATACCCTGCTCGGGAAGAGCATTAACCAATGTCTAACTAAAAACCAAAACCAATGACATTTTATTACCAGACTAGTTCGTGGAATAGTCAACCACAAGTTACAGATGAAACCAAGAAAGTATGGGAACATATAATTCAGAAAAAAAACTGGAGGATTGTTCAACTACCAAATGGATTTTTTCAAACTGAATACCTTGATCCTAAAGAAGAAGATTCTTGGATCGACGTGACGAGACGTGAAACAATGGAAGGTGCTGAGTCAGCAATTGACGCTTCAATTAACCATTACGAGAAAAAACTTTCTTATATTCGCGGACCACAAGTCGTTAAAACCTTTAAATAAAATCAATCAAATTAAATTAAATTAAATTATGTCTGACAAAATAGTCAAAAACTTAAGCTTTGGTGACAAGGCTAAGTTTGAAGTATTTAAAGGAATAGAACAACTCACAAGTGCTGTTGGCTCCACACTAGGGGCCAGCGGTAAATGTGTGATAATGGAGGACAGTAACGGTGATCCTATAATAACAAAAGATGGTGTTACAGTTGCTAATTCTATTATATTAAAAAATCCTATTCACAATATGGGTGCTACACTTTTAAAAGAGGCAGCACGTAAAACAGTAAAAGAAGCTGGTGATGGAACTACCACAGCAACAATACTAGCACACGCTATATTAGCTGAGGTTTATAGTTCTAAGCAAAAAGATACCAGTATAAGAGTAACTAAACAAAACATCTTAGAGGCTGTAGACAGTGTTATAAGTTATATAGACAAAAACAGTATTGAAGTGTCAGGCGACATGATAGATAACGTTGCAACTATATCAACTAACAATGACAAAGAATTAGGTAAGTTAATAGCTGATGCGTTTAGAGAAGTTGGTACAACAGGTGTTGTAACAATGGAAGCCTCTGAATCAGGTAATACAGAAGTTGAAATACTAGAAGGCGTTGAATACAATAGGGGTTATTCTCACGCAAACTTTACAACTAATAAAGAAAAGAAAACTGCTGAATTAGAAAATCCAGCTGTTTTAATAATGGAATCAAAAGTAGATTCAATAAGGCAAATACAATCAGTTTTAGAACATGTTATAAAAAACAACAAGTCGCTATTATTGATCGCAGAAATAGAACCACCTGTGTTGTCGGCTCTTATGATGAATAAAATGAAGGGCAATATAAAACTTAATGTTATTGAGCCACCTTCATACGGTTTAAATAGAAAAACAATTTTAGATGATTTAGCTTTACTAACAAATTCTACGATTGTAAATGAAGACCTAGGAGATGACTTAAGTGTTATAGACTTAGATTACCTAGGCCAATGTGTTAAAGCTTCTTCTGACAATGAGAGAACAATTATAACGGTAGATGATTTAAGTGATGAAGTTTTAGATATTATTAAAAGTATTAAAAAAGAATTAAAACAGAAAAATAAACCACATGCAATTATAAATCTAGAAAGAAGATTAGCTAGATTATCAGCTAAAGTAGCTATAGTTAAAGTTGGTGCTAATTCTGATATTGAATTAAAAGAAAAAACAGATAGAGTCGAAGACGCTATTTGCGCTACTAAAGCCGCAATAAAAGAAGGTATAGTACCAGGTGGAGGAATAGCCTTATTAAACGCTTCAAATAATTTAAAATCTAAATCAATAGGGCAACAGTGTTTGTACAATGCTATCAAAGCACCTTTCAATAAAATATTAAGTAATGCAGGTTTGTCTCTAACCAAGGAGCAAGATGATTACTTAATCTCTAATGAAGGTTATGGTTTAGATGTGGTTACAGGAAATATGGTAAATATGGTAAAGGAAGGTATTATAGATCCTTCCCTTGTTACTAAAAGTGCTCTTATAAATGCGGCTTCTGTAGCTACAACTATTATGTCAACCGATTGTGTAATCAATAACGTAAGGGTAGATGAAAGCGCTGGGTAGAAATTTAATAATAGAAAAAATAAAAGAAGGAACTACCTCAACAAAAGGTGGTTTACTTTTAGCAGAATCTCACAAAGATGACATTAGGTATTTAAAAGCTAATGTAATTAGTGTAGGTGATGAAGTTGAGGGATTGAATACTGGTGATGTTATATTTTATGACAGACATTCAGGTCACAAAATAGAATTAAAAGATAAGTCATACCACGTAATAAAATTACAAGACGTGGTCGTTGTTTTATGAAAAAGCTATCAGCAAGTGATTTAAAAGATATAAACTTGCTTAAACATTACCGGATAATCCGCAAATGGGCTTCCAAAAACAACGACTTAAATGAAGCTGATTTAGAGTTGCTAATATACTTGGACTGTATTGATTTATTTACAATTAAAGACTTTAAAAAAGGTGTTTATTCTTATAGTTGGGACAATAGAAGATGGAGTAGATTAATAAAAGATAACTGGATAGTTGTTTGGAGAAAAAGAAATAGAACTAATCAAACTTATAATATATATAAGGTTTCTGTTAAAGGTAAACAATTAATTAGTAGGATGTATAGAATAATGCTACAAGAAGAAGAGATACCAAATTCCACTAGAAGAAATAAAATAATGAAAAGAAAAACATATATGGATAAAGTATTAACTACATCTATAAATGATATAAACAAGGAAATAAATAAAAACTAAATTATGCACGATTTAAAATACGATCCATCAATGGAAAAATTAAAGCCAGGAAAACACGTAGGTATAGTAGGTGAATCTCACATATGGGATGGACCTCTAGATCAGTCAGGTAGAGCTCATGGTATGGGTTCAAGTTCTGGTATAACTGGAATGCAAATATTAAAAGCGCCTATTTCTTACAAAGGAACAAGCCCTGTGATACTTGCTCAAGAAGAATCATAAAAAATAAAAAAAATGAGTACATACAACGCATCATTAACCGTTATACCCAGTGACGATTATAATTTACCTCAACCTGGGTTATTAAAAACTGGATCAGCGGCTGCAGGTTCTAATACTACAACTTTAATTGATTCATCTGCTGAGTTTACAAATGCTAAAACAAACGCATTGGGGTACAATATAAGCAGTGGTGATATTATATATAACAAGACGCAGAGCAAATGCTATCAAGTTAAAAACGTAGTAAGTGACACAACTATAACTATAGCTACAGCAGGCGTTGCGATAGCAACCAATGATGTGTATGAAATATATAAAGGCAATGTAGCTGGTAGCGAAGGCTATTCTTTGTACTTTGGAACTACAGGTGATGTTAAAATCACAGATGTTTCAGGAAATACAACAACTATAAATAACATTCCAGCTGGTAAGATACTTGATTTACAAGTGGTAAAAGTTTTTGCATCTTCACCAACACCTCCTATTGACATAGTATTATTAGATAAACTAGATTAAAAAACAAATTATGGCATATAAACAAAACTTTGGTCCTTCAAGAAAATCTGGCAAAGCTGTATCCATGTGTGGCATTTCAAGAATAACTAATGAAGCATATGGTGCTGAAATTGGTGGAGCTGCAGATAACGCGTATTCAAATTATCAAGGAAAACCAACAGATGCAAGTGCTTATGTGCAATCATCTGATATACCTACAGGTGGTATGACTATTGATGGTTCTACTGGAAAATCAAGTGGTGGTACTAAAACTGATATAAAAAAAGATGGTGAAGGTGGTGTTACTAAGTTGGGTAGATTAAACAATAAAGTACAAAAAGTAAAAGATGGTGGAGGTAATAAAGCTAAAGAAGCTAGATTAAAAGGTAGAATAAATAGAACTGAAAAAAGACAGTCTGAAAGAGCTGTACGAGTAGAGAAAAGAAACGAAAGAAAAATGGATCGTACTGTAAAAAGAGAAAAAACTAAAAACAAAATTCATAATTTCTTTAGTTCAGATAAATACGATATTAAAGAAAGTAAACCAAAAAGCTCTGGTTATAAAGGTTACGGAATGTAAAAAATAAATTATGGCATATAAACAAAAAGGACATTACGGTAAATATAGCGGAAACGCTAAACACTCTAAACATCACATGGTTAATTCATGGGAAGAAGAAGATGTGAAAAGAGGAAGACAGCAAATGAAAGAAGGTCACAGAGGCCACGCTGAAGCTTTATTTGATGATGCCCATGGTAGTTACAATTACAATGGTCACAACTCAACGGGTAGTGAATCACCCGCAAACTTTCTTGGTGGGGTTTTTGGAGCTGCTACAAAACTTGCCGGAAGAAAAGGTAGTAGAAGTAGACTAAGACAACATAGTGAAGTAATGGATGCTTTAGGTAGAATAGAAGGTGAATTAGGTGGTGGAAGCGAATCTATCGATCCACAACAACCAGTTCAAAATGAATTACCAATCCCACCGTCTCAAAAAATAGCAGAAGGTATTGCTTCTTTAGGTACAGCTTTTTCCGACAACCCATCTATTGATCAAAGTGAGATTGATACAGATTTATAATAAACAGAGTAAACTGACAAATCAAAAAAAACAAACATTTAACATTTAACATTTAACATTTAACAAAAAAAGATTATGGCAAATTACATTAAAATTAAAGCTGCAGACATAGGTGTGGCTAACGTAGGAGACTTACTATTAGGAGGAATCGTATCAGTACAACAAGGTTTAGTTAACGGTACTGGAAGTGCAGACAAATTCACAGTTTACAATAGCATTGGAAAAAGCTATTTATTTACTGTAACCGCAAAAGGTAAAGAATGGGCAGAGGCTGTTCAAAAAGCAATTACTGCTAACCCAGGAGGTATCATGTCAATTGTACAAAACAGTACAAGCGTAAAAATCTCATCAATAGTAATAGCATAACTATGAAATCTAAGGGATTAGGCGACGATGTTGCTAAGTTTACAGAAAAAACAGGTATTAAGTCCGTTGTAGATAGAGTATCTAGCGGACTTAACCTTCCCTGTGGTTGTAAACAAAGACAAACAACGTTGAACAAAATGTTCCCTTATAAAGATTAATATGGCTTTTAAAATGAAATCACCGTTTGCTTTATCTACTACTCCAGTATATGAAAGAGAATTACCGGAGGGTATATTAGGTAAAGGTAATAAAAATGGAACTATATTAATTTCAGAAGACATTACTAAAGATACTGAACAAACTAAAAGTATAATTGATCACGAAGAAGTTCATATAGATCAAATAAAAAGAGGTGATTTAGATTACGATAGTAAAAATGTCTATTGGAAAGGAAAAAAATACTCTCGCTCTAAAATTAGGGAAGGTGATCCTAATTTACCTTGGGAAAAAGAAGCTTACAGTAAAACTGATAACTATAACAAATATTAAAAATTACAATGGGATATAAACAAAACTTTGGTCCAAGTAGAAAAGGGGCTAAGCACGGAAAAGACATGATTTCAAGAATCATGAGTAACACAGACACAGTAAGTCCACTAGATAACTCTGTTCAACATCTGAAAGGAATGAAAGGAGCTAAAGATGGTACTAAAGGTTCAGGTATGTATAGAAAATCTTATATGAAAGGAGACTCTTATGCTGTACCAGCTGATAAACTAAAAGGTATACAAAAATCAGAAGGAATGTCAAGAAAAGGTTCTAAACCAGATTATATAGATATCGATGGTGATGGAGACAAAAAAGAATCAATGAAATCTGCTTCTAAAGGAATCTCTAGAGAAGGATCAGATCCAAAACCAAAAACTGAAAAAATGGTTCGTAGTAATCCTTCAACATATTTTAATTCTTTTAAAAGTAAAGCAACACAGAGGACAGCTAAAAATCCTTACCCAAAAGAAAGCGTAAATTTTAGAGCATTTGCAAAACTGCAAAAGAAGTTAGAAGATAGTTCCTTTTAGTAATTATATGAAAAAGAAGTTCTCCGAAACAAAAGTAGGTAAGTTTTTAGGTAGTGTTGCACCAGGAATATTAGGTGTAGCAAGTGACTTACTGCCAGATGCTGGCTTATTAAACGTTGTTAAAGGTTTAATAATAAAAGACGAAACTATCAAACCCGAAGACAAAGAGACTGCTTTAAAACTATTAGAACAAGATCAAGTAGAGATGCAGGAAGTATCTAAACGTTGGGCAAGTGACATGAAATCTGATTCATGGCTTTCTAAAAACACACGCCCAATGTCGTTGATATTTTTAACAGTATCTATGGTAATACTTATACTGTTAGATAGTTTTAAAATAGAGTTTCATGTAGCTGAAGGATGGGTTTCATTATTGCAAACTCTTTTAGTTACAGTGTATGTTGCATATTTTGGTTCTCGTGGAGCGGAAAAATTCAAAAGTATAGGTAATAATAATAATAAGTAAAATTAATAACAATTAAATTTAATCAAATGAGTAAAGAAGTAAAAAAGATTACAGAGGAAGAATTAAAAAATGTAAAAGAGCTTAGTGCTAAATACAATGGAATTCTTACTGAAATGGGTTTTCACCAATTAAGACAATGCAGTTTATCTAAACTAGCTGAAGAAGAAATTGAAAAGCTAGATAAAGTTAAGAAAGATTTAGAAGAAAAATATGGACCTGTTAATATTAGTTTAGAAGACGGTACTTATTCTGAGATCGAATCACAGGAAGATAAAGGTGAGTAATATTATTAGAAAAATCAGTATTGGTTCTGACTATAAAAATGATGCAATGCATTATTCTTTAGGTCAACAAGTATATGGTGGTCATGTTATATCACATATACTAGAAAATACTGAAGACAATTCTTATAATATTCATATAAAGAAAGATGATGAAATATTGCCGTGGAAGAAATTTAATTCTAACATGGCAATATCCATCGAGTACGACCTACAGTATTAATGAACTCACTATACGACTTTATAGTTAGACCTCTTGGAAAAGAATATTCTAACGATATAAATATAGGTGGTGTTAAATTAATTTTAAACACCAAGATAGAAAGTTTTAAATTTGTAAATAACTTAGCTATAGTTGTTTCAATTCCTTTAGCTTACAAAACACGTATTAATGTTGGCGATATAATAGTTATACATCACAATGTGTTTAGAACTTTTTACGACATAAAAGGTAAAAAGAAAAAAAGTAGGTCTTGGTTTAAAGAAGATTTATATTTCTGTTCTTTAGATCAAGTTTATTTATATAAGAATAAAAACGACGACGATTTTAAATCTATAAACAATAGATGTTTTATAAAACCATTAAAATCAAAACGCAAGTTTAGCGTAGATAAAGAGCAAAAGCTTATTGGTATATTAAAAATAGGTAATAGCTCCTTAGAAGCCGCCGGTGTGCGCGAGGGAGACCTTGTTGGTTATACCCCGTATGGAGAGTATGATTTCATTATTAATGATGAAAGATTGTACTGCATGAAATCAAATGATATTGTAATTAAATATGGAGATAAAGAAAACCAAACTGAATATAATCCAAGCTGGGCAAATAGCAGTTGATGAATTAATAAAGGTAGCTAAAGAACCTATTGTAGACTCTGGTGATGATATATCAGCAGATCGTTTAAAAAACGCAGCAGCAACAAAAAAACTAGCTATATTTGATGCTTTTGAAATATTAACAAGAATTCAAGAGGAGAAAGATATATTAAACGAAAAACCTAAAGAAACAAAAGAAAAAAAGTTTAAAGGTTTTGCTGAAGGAAGGTCTAAAAATGTATAAGCAAAGTTTATATAAAATATTAGATAATTATATTAACGCTAAAATTCTTAAAAGAAATAATAAGTATAAAAAGTGGGAGTATGGTTATAACGAAAAACATGATATTGTTATAATATCTAAAGATGGTACTATAGGTGACGTATACGAGATAGATAATTTAAAAATAGCATTACCATCTACTCCAGAAAAAGTTATTAATTTAGGTAATAAAAAATGGAGCAAGGTTGATCCACCTGTAGAGTTTAAGAATATAAAAACAATATTCGACTGGGAGGATTATCCTATAGAATTTAAAGAAAAATGGTATGATTACATCAATGATGAGTTTAATAAAAGAGAAAAAGGTTTTTGGTTCATTAATAAGGACATTCCTACTTATATTACTGGTACTCACTACATGTACTTGCAGTGGTCCAAGATTGATGTTGGGAAACCAGACTTTAGGGAATCAAACAGATTATTCTTTATATTCTGGGAAGCTTGCAAGGCCGATATTAGATCCTATGGGATGTGCTACCTTAAGAACCGTAGATCTGGATTTTCTTTCATGTCATCAGCTGAAATTGTTAATCTTGCAACAATATCCTCGGATTCACGGTTCGGTGTATTGTCCAAATCTGGACAAGATGCTAAGAAGATGTTCACTGACAAGGTGGTACCAATCTCTGTTAATTATCCGTTCTTCTTCAAACCCATCCAGGACGGAATGGACCGTCCAAAGACCGAGCTTGCCTACAGGGTCCCGGCCTCGAAATTTACCAGGAGACGACTCGATTCCAAGGATAGATCCAAGCAAGAAGCACTTGAAGGCTTGGACACGACCATCGACTGGAAGAACACGGGTGATAATGCCTACGATGGGGAAAAGCTCAAACTCCTCGTCCACGATGAATCGGGGAAATGGGAAAGGCCGAACAACATCCTCGACAACTGGAGGGTTACGAAAACCACCCTTAGATTAGGTAGTAGAGTAATTGGTAAGTGCATGATGGGCTCAACATCGAACGCTTTAGATAAAGGAGGAGATAATTTTAAAAAATTATACTACGATTCAGATGTTACAAAAAGAAACGCCAATGGACAGACTCGCTCAGGACTATATTCTTTGTTCATTCCTATGGAATGGAATTACGAAGGATACATTGATTCTTATGGAATACCTGTCTTCGACACACCACAGAAAGCAGTTACAGATCCGCATGGCACGAAGATAAAGCAAGGTGTAATAGAGTATTGGCAGAATGAAGTTGAAGGATTAAAAGGTGATCAAGATGGTTTAAACGAATTTTATCGCCAGTTTCCAAGAACAGAGGAACACGCTTTTAGAGATGAAGCTAAACAATCTTTATTTAATCTAACTAAAATATACGAGCAAATAGATTGGAACGGAGATTTAAGACACAGTAACTTAGTAACTCAAGGTAATTTTCAGTGGGAAAATGGAATAAGAGACACTAAAGTTATTTTTGTTCCTCATAATAAAGGTAGATTTTATGTATCTTGGATACCATCACCGCATTTGCAAAATAAAATTATAATAAAAAGAGGTTTAAAATATCCAGCTAATGAGCACATGGGTGCTTTTGGTTGTGATAGTTATGATATATCAGGAACAGTAGACGGTAGAGGATCTAACGGAGCTTTACATGGTTTAACCAAGTTTAGCATGGAAGATGCACCAGCTAACCACTTTTTTTTAGAATACATAGCTAGACCTCAAACTGCAGAAATATTTTTTGAAGATGTATTAATGGCTTGCATATTCTATGGTATGCCTATACTTGCAGAGAATAATAAACCTAGATTATTATACCATTTTAAGAGAAGAGGATATAGAGGTTTTGCAATGAACAGACCAGATAAACTTAAATTATCAGTAACAGAAAGAGAGATAGGTGGAATACCAAACTCTAGTGAAGATATAAAACAAGCACACGCTGCTGCAATTGAATCATATATTGAAGATTTTATTGGCATAAAAAACAATGGTGAACATGGGGAAATGTATTTTCAAAGAACACTAGAGGATTGGGCCAAGTTTAATATTAATAATAGAACAACACACGATGCTTCTATAAGCTCTGGTTTAGCAATAATGGCTTGTAATAAAAACAAGTATAGACCTGTAGCACGTCTAGAGAAAAAAGTTTTTGATCTAGGAATAAAAAAATACAGTAATAACGGTCTTATGTCAAAAATAATTGAATAAATGAAAATATACACTAACTCAAATAGCGCGTTTCCAAGTCAGGTAGTACCAGACGCAGAAAAAGCTACGTTTGAATACGGTTCGCAAGTAGCTTCTGCTATTGAGACAGAATGGTTTGGTGCGGGTAGAACTAACGGTAATAGATACTTAACTAGTTTTAATAACTTTCATCATCTTCGTTTATACGCTCGTGGAGAACAGTCCGTTCAAAAATATAAAGACGAATTATCTATTAATGGAGATTTAAGTTATTTAAATCTTGACTGGAAGCCAGTGCCAATACTTGCTAAGTTTGTAGATATAGTTGTAAACGGTATTTCTAGTAAAGAGTATGATATAAAAGCTTATTCACAAGATCCTGAGTCAGTAAAGAAAAGAACACAGTATGCAACTAATGTTGCTAAAGATATGTTTGCAGCTGATCAAATTCAAAAAGCTCAACAAGATTTAGGTATAAACATGTCTTCATCTAATGTACCAAAGGATCAATTACCTGAAACTAAAGAAGACCTAGAGCTACACATGCAGCTGTCATATAAACAGTCTGTAGAAATAGCAGAAGAAGAAGCTATCTCAACAACGTTGGCAAACAATAAATGGGAGTTAACTAAAAGAAGATTAAATGAAGATTTAGTTGTGTGTGGAATAGCTGCTGCTAAAACTAATTTTAATAAAGCTAATGGAATAACATTAGACTATGTAGATCCAGCTTATTTAATATACTCTTATACAGAAGATCCAAACTTCGAAGATATATATTACGTTGGTGAAGTTAAGTCCATAACAATACCTGAACTTAAAAAGCAGTTTCCAGATATCTCAGAAGATGAATTACAAAGAATTCAAGAGATGCCTGGTAACAAACAGTATATAACTGGGTGGGGTAATTATGATAATAATACTGTTCAAGTTTTATACTTTGAATATAAGACTTATACTAATCAAGTTTTTAAACTTAAAAGAACTGACCAAGGATTAGAAAAAATAATTCAAAAAACAGACGAGTTTAATCCACCAGAAAATGATACATTTGAAAAGGTATCTAGGTCTATTGAGGTTCTTTATTCTGGAGCTAAAGTTTTAGGTACAAATACAATGTTAAAATGGGAGCTAGCTGAGAACATGACTAGACCATCAGCTGATACTACTAAAGTAGAAATGAACTACACTATATGCGCACCTAAAATGTATAAAGGTAGAATAGAATCATTAGTTGGTAGATGTACAGGTTTTGCTGACATGATACAGATTACACATTTAAAAATGCAACAAGTTTTAGCGCGTATGGTGCCAGATGGTGTATTTTTAGATATGGATGGTTTAGCTGAGGTAGACTTAGGCAATGGAACAAACTACAATCCAGCTGAAGCATTGAATATGTATTTTCAAACTGGTAGTATAGTTGGTAGATCACTTACTCAAGATGGAGATCCTAACAGAGGTAAGGTACCTATACAAGAATTGCAGACATCAGCCTCTGGAGCTAAATTACAATCTCTAATACAAACATATCAGTATTACCTACAAATGATAAGAGATGTCACGGGATTAAACGAGGCACGTGATGGTAGTATGCCTGATAAAGATGCATTAGTTGGTTTAGCTAAAATGGCAGCTAACCAATCTAACATTGCTACAAAACATATAAATAATGCTAGTTTATATATAGCATTACGTATATGTGAAAACATATCACTAAAAATTACTGATGTATTAAACTTTCCTTTAACTGCTAATAGCTTAATCGAAAGTATATCTCTTTACAATGTAGAAACATTAAGAGAAGTACAGTATCTAAATTTACATGACTTTGGTATATTTTTAGAACTAGAGCCAGACACAGAAGAAAAAGCTCAGTTAGAACAAAACATACAAATAGCTTTGCAATCTGGTGGTATTGATTTAGAAGATGCTATTGACGTTAGACAAATAAAAAATCTAAAGCTAGCTAATCAACTTTTAAAACAAAAAAGAAAAAAGAAATACAAGAGAGATCAAGCAGCGGCTCAAGCAAATATACAAATGCAAGCTCAAGCGAATGCTAAAACAAATGAGCAAGCTGCGTTAGCTGAGGTTCAAAAACAACAAGCGTTGACTGAGCAACATGTTAATTTAGAAAATGCAAAATCTCAGTTTGAGATACAAAGGATGCAAGTAGAGCTAGAAGGTAAAAAGCATTTGATGGCTCAGCAATTCGAATACGATAGGCAATTAGCTGAGATTGAAGCTAATTCAAAAGGTTCAAAAGAAAAAGAAATAGAAGATAGAAAAGATAAAAGAACCAAAATACAAGCAACACAACAAAGTCAACTAATAAATCAAAGACAAAATGATTCTGCTCCAGTAGATTTTGAAGGTTCAGGATCTTCGCAACTAGGTAGTTTTGGTTTACAAGATATAATGCCACCTAGTTAACATTAATAATTATATAATATTTTATCATGTCAGAAACAAAAACAAATGAACCTGTTAAACAGGAGGGTGAGTTTAAATTAAAAAAGAAAACACCTAAAAAATTAGGGATTACTAATAATGATCCCGTTAAAGTAGATTTAACTAAACCAGAAGCAACAGGAGAAGTAGTTCCTGATGTTGTTAAGGTTGATATACCTAAAGACGATGCCATTCAAATCGGAGAAACAAAGAAATTG